GCGGCGTGGCAATATCCCTGTCCCGCTCGGCCTTTTGCAGCAGAACCGGGATAAATCGCTGGATAAGACCGTCGTCTTGCGCCTCGGAAACCAGCGACCGCAACGGCCCCGGCTGGATGCCGCCAAGCATCGTGACCGAAAGGTTATCAATCAAGAACGACCCGCGCCCGATGCGGTTTACGGCATACTGCCCGCCGCCATAGGCTTGCAGCCAGAACGAGCGATCCGCACCGCCTGACTTGCCGCCATATTTCTCGATGCGCCCAAAAAACCCGGTCAATTCATCCTGCAAAACCATGATGCCGTTTGGGCTATCCTTGCATATTTCTTGCGCGGCCTCTGTGGTGGCGTCCTCAATGCGCAAGCGCGGCGTGGCAGGGCGCGGGTCGCCAGACTTGGGGCCGCCATTATCCTGCCAGTCGGCAAGCGCCTTGTTGGCCCCGTAGAGCATCGCAGCGTCCAGTTTCTTGATGCGAGCCACAGTGCGAGCCATCATGGGGCTTTTGCGCGTGGAAGGCGTGCCGATAAGCATAACCCATATGCGGGCGCTCTCCGTCCAGCTTTCATGCTGCTTAGGCTTCAAGACAATGCTATCCCGTATCGCCACAGAACAAGCCGCCAGTGCGCTCATGGCAAAGCCTGCGGGGTCTGTGCCCATCTGCGCCGCGCTCTCGAATGCAAACCGCTCGATAATCGGCGGCAATAGCCCGCGCGGCAATTCTGGCACCGGGGGCGCGGCCCATAGATCAACCGGGCCGCTATCGCCATCGGGCACACTTTCCCGCATAGCCTTGGCCTCGGCATAAGACTTGAGCGCCGCACGAAATGAAGCCGCCACCGCCTCCACACCAGCCGCAGCGGCAAGGTCGTTAAAGTCATTGCCGCCATTGGGCAGATCGGGCGGCACGACTACCGGCACATCCAATTCACGGCCAATCGCTATCATTCGCGCGGCGGCATTGCCACCATCACTGGCCAGCACGATAGCGCGGCCCTCGGCGTGAAGCTCACGCGCAAGGCGTTCCATGTTGTTGAGGCTGTAGGCGATGCAAACCTGATCGGGGATAGCCTCATAAATGCTGGCCCCTGTAGCAAAGCCTTCGCACACAATCGTGCGGCCCATGTTAATCCCGATGTAAGCCCTGCCCCCGCCTGTTGGCGCGCCGGGGGTGAATTTCTTGCCGCCATCATCCGCGATGAATTGCACGGAAATTATCTCGCCTGCCGCGTCTAGGATCGGCAGGATTAAGCGCCCGTCGCCATGCTGGCGGGCCATGTGCGGCTCGATCTGCTTGCGGACAAGGTAAGGGTGATGTGGGTCGGCGCGGCCAGCAGCTTCCCATGTCGCGCGTGCCTCGGCTGTCGCCATTTCGCGGCGGATGCGGTCGGCCTCGGCGCGCTGTTCCATGATAACTGCGCGCTGGGCTGCGGCTTCAGGGCTTTCATCGCGGGCATATTGCGCCCCGCCATTTGTGAGCATGGCAACGGCCTCGCTTGGCGAGACTTTTTGATAGTCGCGGATGAAGTCAACAATGTCTCCCCGCCAACCGCAGCCATAGCAATAAGCAAATTGCTTGTCGGGAATGACGTAAAAGCTAGGCGTCTTCTCATCATGGAAAGGGCAGCAAGCCTTCCATTCGCGACCTGACTTTTGCAGCTTTATCGCCTGCCCGATAATGTCAGCTATCGGGTTGGCCTGCTTGATCGCGTCCCAGTTCATTGGGCACGCTCCTGTAGAATTGCCTTAATCTGAAACACGCGAAGCTCAGGGATTGTATCGCCCCATTTTGATACTGCCTGTTCGGTAACGCCTATCGCCTCGGCCAGCGCGCGCGCCGTGCCGAATGCCTCTATCGCTTCGTTCTTTGTCATTTTTCACCTTTTGGCTAAACCGGGGTTGACTTAACCTAGCTTTAGGCCCTAAGCAACCCCTGCCGCTGTTGATTGGTGTCGCGGCCACCGCCCTCAATGCAGGAGAATAAGCATGAGCCTACTGGCGACTATTGCAAAGCCAGCGCCTCGCCCGCCGATCATTACGATCGTTGGTGAGGCCGGCACCGGCAAGACCAGCCTTGCCGCAACCTTTCCCAAGCCAATTTTTATCCGCGCCGAGGATGGCGTGGGCCGGATCAGCCGCAAGATTGGCGCGCCTGATGCTTTCCCGCCTGTCAGCAATGGCGACGAATTGTTCGAACAGCTTATCGCGCTGGCAACTGAGGATCACGATTATTCGACACTCGTGATTGATAGCGTGACAAAGCTGGAGGAAATCTTCACCCGCGACATTCTGGAAAAGGATGGTCGCGCAAAGACGCTGGCAACGGCGTTCGGCGGCTATGGTGCGGGGTATCAGGCGCTTGCATCAATGCACGGGCGCGTCCGCAAAGCGGCGGGTGTGCTGAACACGAAAAAGGCAATGGCGGTTATCTTTATCGCTCATGCCGACCTCGAAACCATGCGCTTGCCCGACAAGGATGACTATCAGCGCCACAGTCTGCGGCTCAACAGCAAGAGCATTTCGCACTACGTTGACGATGTGGATGTGGTGGGTTTCGTGCGGCTTGCGGCGGCGCTGCGCGGCGATGAAGGCGAGCGCAAGAAAGTCGTGAGCAATGGCGACCGTGAGTTCGTTTGCCATGCCACCGCTGCGAGCGTGAGCAAGAACGGGCTGGGCATTAACGAGCCACTGCCCTTCATTGAAGGCACAAACCCGCTTGCCGATGCGCTGGGTATTACGGCGCGGGTTGAAGCAACTAAGGCCGAAAAGGCTGAAACTATGGAGAATGCAGAATGAGCTTCTGGGCAACATCAACCGGCGAAAACCTCGCCGCGCAATCGAAGGAACAGGCGGCGGCTTACACCCCGCCGGAAGGCGGCAACCTTGAGCCGATCCCCGGCAAGTCGAAGGTGCGCGCCTACGTCAAGGAAGCGGGCTGGGATAAGAACGACAAGGGCGACCGCTACATCAAGCTGCGCTGGGATGTAACCAAGCCGGACACCTATGCGCGGCGCGTAATTTTTCAAAAGCTGTGGGTGAAAGACCCCGATCCCAATGCAAAGAACTCGGAAGACAAGCGCGACAAGGCCTTGCGGATGCTGGCCAAGATTGACGCCTTGGCTGGGGGCAGGCTTGCCGCCAAGGGTTCAGAGCCGTCCGATGATGAATTGCTGATCGCGCTGGCGAACAAGGAAATGGTCGTCGCGGTGGAACTTTGGGAAATGGAAGGCCGTGATGGCCCCATGTCTGGCAATTGGGTGCGAGACGTTTACCCGCTTGAAGGCACCGCGCTTGTGATTGGCGAGGCCAAGGCGAAAGTGGATGATAGCCCGCGCGACTTGGGCGACGAAATTCCCTTCTGACGAATGCTTACGCGGGCGGTTCCTCCCCCGCGTTGACCCCCGATGGCGGGCCGGGGCCGCGTAAGCAGCCCGCCACCTTTTTTATGGAGAGTGCAATGGAACAACGCAGCGCCGCATGGTTTGAAGCCCGCAAGGGCAGGGTTACGGCTTCCCTAGTGGGGGCAATCCTTGGCTTGTCGCCTTATATGTCTCGCGCTGATGCGATGCGCGTGATGGTGCGCGAAGCGTTGGGGGCGGAACGTGAGTTCCAAGGCAACATAGCCACCGAATTCGGCACTCGGAACGAAGCGGGCGCGTTGCTGGATTATCGGATTGAGACGACGCACGAAGTGCAGGAAGTCGGATTTATTCCGTTTGAGGATTGGGCCGGATGCTCGCCCGATGCGCTGGTGGGCGATGCTGGCATGGTCGAGATCAAGTGCCCGTTCAGCCTGCGCGATGCGCCTGCGCCTGTGCCGTTCAAGATGCTGGCCGAGCAAGAGCACTATGCCGCGCAGGTGCAGTTTCAGCTTTATGTGACGGGCCGTAAATGGTGCCATTTCTGGCAGTGGGCACCGAACGGCACAAAGCTGGAAGTCGTTTATCCTGACCCCGATTGGCAAGCCGTCAACATCCCCGCCCTGCGCCAATTTCATGCACAATTCCTTGATGAAGTCGCCAACAACGCCGCCGAGCATTTGGCCCCCAAGCGCGTGGAGATTGACACGCCGGAGGCGCACAAGATGGTGGCCGAATGGGAAGAACTGCGCGAACAGATCGCCAACGCGCAGGAGCGCCAGCGCGACTTGCTGGACGCTATCGTGGGTATGGCAGGCGGCAAGGATGCGCTGTTCGCTGGCCGCAAGCTGACTTGCGTCGAGCGCGAGGGCGCAGTGGCCTACGCGAAGGTTGTGAAGGAGCACATGCCGACGCTCGACCTTAGCGGTTATCGTGGGAAGGCTTCGCGGTTTTGGAGGTTGGGATGATGGATTACCAGTCTTACCTTGAACGAAAAACTCAGACTGGGGCCGATCATGGGTTTGAGCCTGTGTTCATGCCTGACATGGCATTTGACTTTCAAAAGTCTCTGATTGAATGGAGCGTGCGCAAGGGGCGTGGCGCTGTGTTCGCCGACTGCGGCCTAGGCAAGACCCTTATGGAATTGACGTGGGCCGAGAACGTGCGCCTTCACACTGGCGGGAGGGTGCTTATTGGCACGTGTCTCGCAGTCGCTGAGCAAATGGTTCAAGAGGCCGAAAAGTTCGGGATTGAAGCCAAGCGGTCAAGCGATGGCGTGGCATTGGCTGGCATCACCATAACCAATTACGAGCGGCTTCACCTTTTCAACCCGCAAGACTTCGCGGGCATGGTTTGCGATGAAAGCAGCATCCTCAAAAACTTCAAGGGAACGCGCAAGGGCGAGATCACATCATTTATGCGCAAGCGCCCTTATCGGCTGCTGGCGACCGCTACGGCTGCGCCCAATGATTTTATCGAGCTGGGCACATCAAGCGAGGCGCTTGGGTATCTCGGATACATGGACATGCTCAACAAGTTCTTTAAGAACGATTTGAACAACAGCGCCAGCGGGCGGATGCGCGGTGAGGTTATCAAGTGGCGATTGAAGGGCCATGCCGAACTTCCTTTCTGGCGTTGGGTTTGTTCGTGGGCGCGGGCCTGCCGGAAGCCTTCCGACCTTGGGTTCGATGATGGCAAATTCAATCTCCCGCCGCTTGTTGAGCGCCAGCACGTCGTCAGCGCGAGAACGAACCCGGATGGTATGTTGTTTTCGCTTCCCGCGCATGGCCTGCAAGAGCAGCGAGAAGAGCGCCGCCGCACCATTCAAGAGCGCTGCGAGATGGCTGCGCATATTGCCAACAGCACTACCGAACCCGTCATTATTTGGTGCCACCTTAATGACGAAGGCGACCTTTTGGAGAGCCTTATCCCTGACGCGGTGCAAGTTAAGGGCAGCGACACTGACGAGAAAAAAGAAGATAGGCTGCTGGGTTTTCCTCAAGGGCGTTATCGGGTGCTTATCACCAAGCCAAAAATTGGTGCATGGGGATTGAACTACCAGCACTGCAACAGGGTTATCTACTTCCCCTCGCATTCGTTCGAACAATACTACCAATCTTTGAGGCGCTGCTGGCGGTTCGGGCAGACCCGTCAGGTTGAAGTGGATATCATCACTAGCGAAGGCGAGGCCGATATTCTCAGCAACCTGCAACGCAAGACCGCACAGGCTGAAGAGATGTTCGCCAATCTTATTGCAGAGATGAACAACGCAATGGGCGTGACGCGCCGCGAAGAGAATGGCGTTTTGACTGTCCCCGCATGGCTTAAAGGAGAGTGACAGATGGCTATTAAAAATCAGGAAATTTCAGAGCAATATGCCCTCTATAACGGGGATTGCATTGAGGTAATGAAGGGGCTTCCCGACAAGTCAATTCATCTTTCGATATACTCCCCCCCGTTCGCTGGGCTTTACAATTACAGCAGCGATGAACGCGACTTGTCCAATTGCGACAGTTACGAACAATTCATGGAGCATTACCGCTTCGTGGTTAGGGAAAAGGCGCGCATTACCATTCCAGGGCGAATGACTTGCGTCCACTGCATGGATGTGCCGCGATCCAATTCCGGGACTGACAGTTATATTGACTTCCCCGGCGACATAATCCGCCTTCATGAAAGCGAGGGATGGAAATATGCGGGGCGTCACATGATCTGGAAGGAGCCTCTAGAGGTTCGTCTCCGGACTATGCAGAAAAACTTGGCCCATGCCTCCCTAGTGGCAGACAGCATTGATTGCGGGATTGCTTCGGGCGATTACCTTTTGTTGTTCCGGCGCGATGGCAAAAACCCTGTCCCTGTGCATCACCCTGTTGGATTGCTGGAATACTCTGGCGAGCGAGCCATGCCTTCTGATATTCTTGGATACAAGGGCTTCACCGGCAAGCAAACCGAGAACCGCTACAGCCATTGGATTTGGCGGCAGTATGCGGATTGTATGTGGGATGACATTCGGGTGGGGCGGGTGTTGCCTTACGTGGACAGCCGCGAAGAGGATGATGAAAAGCACGTCCACCCCCTGCAATTGGACGTGATCGACCGTTGCGTGGTGTTACGCAGCAACCCCGGCGAAACCGTGTTTACCCCATTCATGGGGGTGGGCAGCGAGGTGTATAGCCCAGTTACGCTTGGCAGGCGCGGGATCGGGGCCGAGTTGAAAGAGAGCTATTTTCGGCAGGCCGTCAAAAACGTCAAGGCGGCGGCTGAGGGCTATCGGTTCGACAAGCAAAATGGGGAACTGTTCACCTAATGACCCCTCCCCACCCCATCCCCGCCCCCGGCTTTCATCGCAACCCCGGCGCGTATCCTGACAAGATACCGCCGGGGACGAAGATTAGGGTGCAATTTGGAAACGGGTGCATTGACGACAAGCATACATATGAGCCGCACCAGCTACGCTGGAACCTGACGGGCGACGATTGGGATGTGGCGGCGATTGCGTTGGCTTAGGAGAGAAACATGAAACTCAGATCCTACCAGCAAAAATGCGTCGATGCGGCGCTAGCAGAGGTGCGGCAATCGGTCAGCCCTTGCCTTATTGATGCAGCGCCCGCCGCCGGTAAGAGTTTTATGATTGCCGCCATTGCTGCCGAGTTGCACCGCATCAGCGGCGGCAAGCGCGTGCTATGCCTTGCGCCGAGCGCGGAATTGGTAAAGCAAAACCATGCCAAGTTCCTTTTGACCGGCGAGCGCGCATCCATTTTCAGCGCCAGTGCAGGCGCTAAATCAACCCGGCACTATGTGGTGTTTGGCACGCCGGGGACGGTCAAGAACGCTATCAGCCGCTTTTGCAAGCATGGGCCGGAAGGCTTTTGCGCCGTGATCGTGGACGAATGCCACGGCATTACACCCACCATTAAGGCCATCATAGAGGCTATGCAGGCGGCTAATCCTAACCTGCGCGTGATCGGCTTGTCTGGCACGCCATACAGGCTAGGGAGCGGCTATGTTTTCCGCGTATGGCCTGACGGTAAGGTCAATGGCGACGATAAGGCGCGCGACCCGTATTTCACCCGATGCGTTTACCGCGTCAGCGCGCGCGAGATGCTCGATGGCGGATTTATCACGCCCATGCAGATCGGCGCGATTGGCGAAGGCTATG